ACAGTTTGCTGCTTGGCACGCTTACGCAAAAGATGTTGGGGTTATTTCAAGTAGACGAAGCAGAGAAATTCTGTCTTTAAACGGAGATTTTGTTTCTTCTTTCCGTGAATATGTAGCGCTTACAGATGAAACTTTGAATCCCAATGGGTGGATTGATGAGACTTTAAAAGCTCGTGGCGCTGCTCAACAATGGTTAGGAACTTCTAACACTCTTAATGCTACGACAGGACTTGATTCTGAATTTAGTAAAGCGTTGAATGCTGCATCGGGGCCAGGAAGTCGTAGCGCTGTAGCTGAAAAGTTGTATCACCAAAGTCCTGCTTTTACTAGACGAGAATTAAAGGGTGATCGTTTAGCTAAAAAGTATTATCAGATTTATCAGCGGTCTTTGAGCGCTGATGGTTATAGTGCAGCTTTTTGGTTAAACAATGAACCTATAAATATGCAGGCGTTTGATGCTTCGGGTAACGCTGTTTCGGGTATCGAAAGCGCTAAGTTCCCTAATGCTTACGAAGGCAGAAGTATTGCTACTGAGTTAAACAACTGGCCTAACTTTATGTTGACTAATCCTGCGGCTGCTCGGCCCGCGGATGTGTTGTCGACTTCCCAAAATTTGCCTGATGTGGCTCGCAACATTCTTACGCCTGGGGAACCTCCAGTTTGGCAATCCTCCATGCGGGCAACCTTTGACGATGCTGCGTTGCAGCAAAGTCAAATTGCCGAATTTAACGCTCTCCCTGATGAGACTTTGATTAAGGTTTTTCATGGCACAACTCCAGAAAACGCTGCTGCTATCAGGGAAACGGGTGTTGCTGGTTACAGTCCAAGTGGGGATCTTACAAACGCAGAACGAGGATTGTTTATAGCTCCGACCCAAGCAGATGCAGCCCGTTATGGTGATGAAGTAGTTGAGCTAATAATTCGTAAAGGAGATATGCGGATTCCCGAATTGGGAGGAGGCACGGATGTAGGAGTAGCATTTTTTAATACTTCTGGAGGGACTTTTATTCCTGAAGGTACGATGTTCCCTGAGAACATTGTTGCTCCTGAGGGGTTTCAACGTGCGGGAGGGTTTGAAACACTAGAGGAAGCGCTAGCTGCTGGGTTTACCGAATCTCAGTTCAATGCTTCTAGGGCTGTGCGTAAATCATTTGAGGACGGTGGTTCTCGCATGGTTGACCCTGTTGATTTTATGAACGCTTTTGAAGCTAATTCTTTGGATCGTTTGAACGGTGTTGCGGCTGAGTTTTTGCAACGTGTGGGTGTAAGCGCTGATGACATTGGTGACCCATTAGAAAGTCTTTATACAGCTAGGGCTGCTTTAATTGAAAACAGGGAAGTTCTTCTTAACCAGTTTGAATCTTCGGTTGAGGAACTTGGACAAGCTATCGGTTCTTCTTTAGATGAAGCGGTTGATTTAACTCGTTGGCGTGAACATAACTATTTGGGTTTAAGGACTGAAAAACCTGGAAGTTTGGAAGGTGCTTTAGAAGAGTTGTCGGCAGCGTCGAGAGATGTAGATGATGTTCAAGCCGCAGCTTTGAAAGCCAAAGAGAAAAAAGATTATTTAGTTGCTAAAGAAACTCAGGTTGCTGAGGCTTTAAAAAATGTTGAGTTGGTGAAGCCTTACTATGAGCAGGCGGCACGAGTTGGGTCTGCTTCTGTTGATGATTTCAGGAATCTTGAAACTTCAGTCAAGATGCTTATTGAAGCTGATGACCAAGCCATGCGAATGGCTTTAGATGATTTTGTAGAAGGTGTAGACGACTGGGATCAGTTGCTTGATCCCACAAGTGCTAGAGGTTGGAACGATACGCCCATCCATAGGATGGGGAATCGTGTCCAAATTTTGGATGATGCGTTTAGAAACTCTTGGAAGCCGATAGGCAATAATCTTCAAGGGCCAGAAGCCATTGTTGATTCGATGATGGCTAGTGAGCGGTGGGTTACCCGTGGTGGTGCTGCTGGTTTCTGGCGGGGTTACGACAAGATCCACAATTTGTTGCGCGCATACATGATTGCGAAGCCTGGGTTTCATGGCAGGAACTTTATTTCTGGTGCGTTTATGAATCATTTGGCGGGTGTGAATCCGTTTAGTTATGGTCGGTTCACTAAGGCGTATTGGAAGTATCAGGAAGAAGAGGCTTTGCGTCTTGGTTTGCCTGATACTGCTAGCAAGATACGTAAAGCTATGCGGGGTAGAGGTTTAAGGAATGTTGATCCGCAGCATGTTCAGTATGTCCGTGAGTTGGATCGTGCTGGGGCTTTGGGGTCTGCTGGTGGTCAGGTTGCTTCTGAGTTTGTTGAGGGCAATATTCGTGTGGGTGGCCGTAGGGTAGCTCTTTCGAGAATTAATCCTGCTTCTCCTAACAATATTGTTTTGGATAAGTCTAGGAATATTGGTATGGCTACGGAAACTCTTTTGCGTGGCACATTGGGATTTGATGTGTTGATGAAAGAGGGTACGTCTGGTCAGGCTTTTGACGACATAATGAAGTTCCATTTTGATTATTCTGATTTGTCTGATTTTGAACGGAATGTTGTTAAGAAGGTTGTTCCGTTTTATACGTGGACTCGTAAGAATTTGCCGTTGATGCTGGAAATGGGTTTGCGTAAGCCAGCGGTGTTTAACAGGTATAACTCAGCTAAGAAAGAAATGGAACAGGGGTTGGAAAAACCTGAAGAGGTACCTGATTGGATGGTTCGTGGTGGTGCTATCCAGACTCCGTGGAAGTATGACGGGGAGAGTATGTTTATTCTTCCTGATTTGCCGTTTAAAGCTCCGTTGGAACTTATTGATCCTGTGTTCAAACTTGATCCAAGTATGGGTCTTGGGGATCGGGTGCAACAAGCGGTTCAAGTGTGGGGGTCGCAGGTAACTCCTCTTATTAAAGCTCCGTATGAGTGGCAAACAAAAACTAATTTGTGGAAGGGCTACAAATTTAAAGACGAATATGAACGTATCCCTTCTGCTTACACCGCTATTCCTGGTGTTATGAAAGCTATGGAGTTAAGTGGTGCAACAACAATTACAAAAGATGGTGCTGGTAATTGGGTGATGAAGGATTATGAGCTTCACGCTATGGCCCAGTTGTTGCCTACGTTTATGGATATAAGACGCATATTTCCTACTGAGGATCGTTTCCAGCAAAGAAAACTTTCTAATTGGATTTCTTATTTTTCGGGTATTGGGTTACGTACTAATACTTTGTGGGAACAGGAGCGTTCTCGTTTTTCTAGGGAGATGGAAGCACGAGATAAAGATGAAGAATTGCGGCGGTTGAGAAGTAGTATCGACGGGTAGGGACGAACTACCCTATAGTCATGCAGTTCATTTCCCGTGACGAGTGGGGGGCCATTGACTCTGGTAAGAGGTTAAGCGAATTTCGCCGTGTCCCCATAGGTGTAATTGTTCATCATACGACTGGTTCTGCGACATCCCCTTGGGATCGCATCCGTCAGCATGACAAGTATCACGTTAAGACTCGGGGCTGGCGTTCTATCGCTTACAACTGGTTGGTTTCTGGTGAGACTGGCGAGATCTTTGAGGGTCGTGGTTGGAAGCAAGGTGCAGCTACGAAAGGGCAGAACTCTAAAACCACTTCCATTTCCTATATTGGTTCGGGTGACGATCTAACTGAAACAGGGAAGGAGGCGATCCTTACCGTCGTAGAGGCAATGCGGAAAGAGTATGGCGACCATTTGTGGGTCAAATGTCATAGAGATTTCGGCACCACATATTGCCCTGGTGACGGTTTAGCTGACTGGATTCATTCTGGGATGCCGATGACGGATACGCCTACTGCTCTTGATTGGGATGTTCGGTTGGAAGAGATGGAGTCTTTGGGGGTGGATTTCCGTCGTAAACCTTTGCATCGTGGGTCTAGGGGTAGGAACGTGGCTACTTTGCAGGCACGTTTGAATGAACGCATTAATGCACAGCTTGTGGTAGACGGCATTTTCGGTCGAGCGACCCAGAAGGCTTTACGGGAATTTCAGGCTAATTTCCCGATTCGGCGGGACGGTGTTTGCGGGGCTGTAACGTGGCGGTACCTTTGGTCTGTCTAAGGAGATATTTTGTTTAATTTAGATTTTTTGAAAGATTGTTCTGAGCGTGGTTTGGCTACGTTTTGTCAAGCGTTTGCGGCTGCTATGGCTGTTCCTGGGCCTGATTGGTTTGACTCGTTGAAGATAGCTGGTGCAGCTTTTGTGGTGTGTGTGGCGAAGGCTGTTGCGGCTACTCGTGTCGGGGATTCCCGTTCAGGTTCGCTGGTCGGCTGACGTGTCGGCTGAGGAAGAGCAAGCCGACTGGGATGAGTGGAACGAAGAGTACGGCTATCTTGCCTCAGAAATTTATACTGACATAAAGAACACTTCTCATATGTTGGATGTGTCTGACGGGAATCATGCCAAGTGGCATGATGACTCGTTGGCTGTAATGATTGTGTTGCCATTTGAACATGCGATGGCGTTCTCTGCTGAGTCGTTAATGAACGACTTTGAGAACAGCCCTTTGCATAGTCATGTGTTCGCAATTATCAGTGGCCTGATCCTTGCGTCTGCTGACGTTATGGATGATTCAGACTATGAAATAGATGAGTAGAAAAGTTAAATGATCTCTAACTATTTGGTGTTTATTTAACGCCCGTTTAAGTTTCCTTAAGATGTAGTCACGTTTACGTGCCACTGTTGTCTTGGGTAGCTGAGTTAGTCGTTCGACTTGTCTGAGGCTGAGGCGTTCAAATAACAGAGCGTTTAGTAACCAGATCTCTTCCTCGTCTAGTTCATCGAAGGCGTCCAGCACAGCTTCTTGTAGCTGTATGCGTTCTTCTTGTGATTCTTCTAGGGCTGCGTGTGGTTCTGCTTCTTGAAGGATTTCTATTTCAGTTTGTTTTTGTTTCGGATTCCCTTGTGCTTTCCATGAAAGATCAAGAGGATCAAAGGGAAATTCCTTCTTGACCATACACCCATGCTACGTCTGCTGGGATGGCGTAGTATTCCTTACCTTCTGGAAAAACTTTTATTTTAGATTGAAGGCATAAGTCTCTGACTGTATGAAATCTGAGGAACGTGTGACGTTCAAAGAAAGAGTCGTACAGGAACAGTACAACTTCCATTTGTTCATGCCACCAAGCCAATGAATTGAGTTTGTCTAGTTTCATGTGGACTTCTTGGCTGCGTCCGAAACCTTGAACTTCGACTAAATACTTTTCGGTGAGGTAGTCGGGTGTGTAACAGATTTGTGTGGGTACTTTATCTAGTCTGAATGGTGGTCTGTTGAGGCCGTACCGTGCGTATGGCCACGGTGCTGCCTCTTCAAATTTGCCTTCGGCTAGGTCACCCATTTTGTTGAGGCGTTCAGAGAAATCCAGGTCTTGAAATTTCATATTTTCTCTGCTTCTATCCAAACTACATCTCTGTCATTTAAGATGACGCCTGCTTTTTGTAGCCCGTCGGCAGCTAGTTTGACGTAGTTGTCTAGGTCGCCTCTGAGTTTGGGTTTCTCCCAGTCGGGGAGGGGTGTTATTTGTGCGATTGTTTCTTCATTGTTGAAGAACAATCGCAGCTTGACTGGCCCATCGAACACAGGGAAGTCGTCGCCTACAGCTTCTACGATTCGGTTTTCTGCTTCGACTGTTTCTTTGGGTGTGTAGGCACGTCCGTTACGTGTCATTCGTGGACGGCCCTTTGTTCGGGGTCGTCCTTCTATGACTATTTCATACGTGTCTGGTTGCTCTTTTTTGGGCATCGTCTACCAGCCGTTCCATTTGTCGGTCGCCGTCGCGACGGCCCATGAATTTCGGGCCTTCGGAATACCATTTACCTAGTTGTGAATCTAGGTCGTTGGTCCATGACATGACATCACTTCGATCAAACCCTGATTCAAACATGGCTCGGGCGAAACGGTTTAAGAATCCGTGTCGTCCTCGCCCTGCTCCGTGTTGCCTGTAATAGTCCACTGGCCCGTTACGGTACATCATTAACGCCAAACCTCGTAGGCGTGAACCATCTATTCGCATGAGTGGTTCTTTGCTGTAATCTCGTGGGGGTGGAAGATCAGGTTCGGGATCTTGGTATAGCTCTGCTGCTCTTTCTAAATCTGCTAGTGGCGTTCGTTCTGCTTCGGCTTCTATTATGAAATCCCAAATGTCGTAGGTTTCTCCTGTTTCTGGATTGACCATGACTTGGCGACCGTAGGGTCGTTCTCCTCCGTATGGGAGGCGTATGTAATTTCCTGGTGGGCCGTCTAGTGAATCTGATTTAGGATATACAGCGTCGTAGTCTCCGCCTGCTAGTTGCATCACTGCTTGTAGGGCTTTGCGCATTAGAGGAA